TGTATTAGTTAGCTTTTGGGAAAAAGAAATTGAATTAGTACAAAAAGCAATGGGTTTTAAATATCCAGCTAAAATAGAATTTGATAGAATGGACTTAAGCAATGAAGAAGCTGAAAAGTCCTTACTAATACAATTAGCTGACCGAAACATTGTGAGCGATGAAATGGTTAGAGCAAGATTCGGCTTTGATCCAGATATGGAAAAACTAAGAGTTAATAGTGAATTTAAAGATCATAATGACCCCAAGAAGCCATCAAAGGTTAGTCCTTTCCATGATGCCAATTTTGAAAATAATGTCAAAAAAATCGGTTTACAACTTGGTATGTTAACACCTAGTGAGATTGGAGTACCCTTACTAGATAAAGACCCTAAACAAAAAAACCTACTACAGCTTAAGAGTCAATATGAAAAACCAAAAGGTCCGCCACAGTCATCCAATACTCCAGGGCAACCAGGTCAAGGTAGACCATTAAACAAAAAAGACGAAGAGAAACGCAAAGACAAGCAATTTGCACCTCAGACAGGAGCTAGTTTATCTATATGGGCTACTAAAGCACAAGAAACTATTTCCGATATCATCAACCCAATTATGCTTGATTTTTATCAAAAGAAAAACCTGAGAAGCCTATCAAATCTAGAAGCTAAAGAACTAGAAGAGACAAAAACCAAAATTCTTTTTAACGTAAAACCTTTTGCTAACATAGACCAAGACTATATAGAGAACATACTAGTTAATATTAATACTAAAGCTAATTCTCAACTTATGTCTTACTATAAACAGTGGCAAGGTTCTATACAACAAGATCTTTCCTACACAATGTCATTAGATGAACAAAAACAAGCTAAGGCATCTTTCTATTCTATGGTGTATACAGTCCTACACACATAAAAGGTGAATTATGAAAATATATAAACAAGAAATTTCGGACGGTATTGAGGCTTTGATTAGCAGTCAAGCTACTGTTGCTTATGCTACCTTAGCAGAGCCTTGTTCTGATAAATCCGAATTAGATTTTGATAAAATCAAAAGTGTAGCATCGTTAGAAGATAAAGATTTGTACTATGTGCAGTCTATACTAGTTAGTTCTAGCTGGAATAAAAATGATGACATTTTTGATAAAGCAGAAATATGGAAAGCTAAAAATACACCAGAAGATAAGCCTACCAATCTAGAACATGATGAGAGCCTAATTATCGGACATATCACATCAAATTATCCTATTGACGATAACGGACAACTTATTCCTATTGATACCCAGATAGAGGATTTACCAGAAAAATATCATATCTTAACTGGATCCGTAATATATAAAGGGTTTTCTAATCCAGAACTACAAGAAAGAGCCTCCAAGCTTATTGCTGAAATAGAAGAAGGCACTAAGTATGTTAGCATGGAATGCTATTTTAATAATTTCGACTATGGCCTCAGAGACGAAAATACAGGAGAGTTTAAAGTTTTAGCAAGAGCAGAAGATACAGCATACTTAACCAAGCATTTAAGAGCTTATGGTGGTACTGGCCAACATGACGGATATACCATCGGTAGGGTCTTGAGAAACATCACATTTAGTGGTAAAGGTTTTGTTGACAAACCAGCAAATGAAGATAGTATAATTTTTAGCAAAACTATGTTGGATAATTTCGAAAATAAAAATGAAGATTTTCAAAAAAAGGGTGTAATAGAAAATAAGCCGTTTTCCAAGTCGGAGATTAATAATATGAATTTAGAAGATACTATTGTCGAAATCAATAAAAAACTAGACACAGTTTTGACTTCAGACACTTTTGCTTCAACTTTCACTAAAGCTAGTGAGTTAGAAGCCAAGGTTTCTGAGCTAGAAACTGTTACAGCAGAAAACCAAAAAACTGCTGAAGAAAAAATTGTAACCTTAGAAGCTGCCATCTCAGAAAAAGATGAGTTGCTAACCAAGGCTCAGGAAGAAAAAACTGCATTGGAGCAAGCTCTAGAAGCTGCTAATGAAGTTCTTGCCGCATATAAGGACAAAGAAGAAGAAATGCTGAAAAAAGAGAAGAAGATGAAAAGAATGGCTTCTCTGATTGAAGCAGGCCTTGATAATGATGCTGCATCTGCTGCCATCGAAAAGTTTGATGGTGTAGACGATGATTCTTTTAACGCTTTCACCACTCTTCTAGCTGCCATGAAACCAGCCAAGAAGGATGAAAAGAAAGAAGAAAAAGAAGAAGAGGTAAAAGCTGCATCAGAAGAAGAATCAGAAGCAGACGCTTCAGATCTTGAAACAGTAGAAGTAGAACCTGAAGTTAGCCTAGCGGTTAGCGACGAAGAAGAAACTTCCTCTGTTGAACAAACTCGTGCAGCTTTAGTTGATTTTGTTAAGTCTAGACTTCAAACTAAGTAAATATTAAGGGAGAAAAAATATGGCTCTTAAACCAGATCGAATCGAAACTCAAACTGACATCTCTTTTTTCATGAATACTACCGGTGAAAGAGGCGGTGTCGTTAGTGTTAATTACAATACCGCAGAAGGTAGTAGTGGTAGTGGCGTATCAATGGATGACGGCAATGCTGTTGTAGCATATGCAGCCGCTGCTAGTGGTGCTCTTCCAATCGGCGTACTACTCAATGATGTTGTAAATTATGACCTTACTCGTCAGCATATTAACTGGCATAAAGACGAGGTACAGGTTGATAGCAAGGTGGCTGTTCTTAGAGTTGGTCAGGTTACAACTAATGTTGTTGTTACCGGAACTGTCAACACAACGAGAGCAGGCGCACATGCCTATCTTGCAAATAATGGTAATATCAGTGCTGACCAGTGCGCAGGCTGTCCTAAAGTTGGTCAGTTCCTAAGCGGTTTAGATGCTGATGGTTATGCCAAAGTTTCAATTAACATTACTTGAGTTTAGAAAACAAGGGAGAAAAAATTATGTCAGAAATGAAAACCAAAGCCTTTCAACCAACACCAGAACTTACTGATCTTTTGGTAAAGTCTGGCTCACAGCACAAAGAGACTTCTCTTGCTGCTAATGCAGAATTTGCAAAAGCTCTTGAGCAGCCTCTGCGTCAAGGTATTCTTAGTGGTAATGTTCTAGATGGTATTTTCGAGCCAATCCAGCTTAGTCAGGGTGCAACTCCAGAATTTCCACTAGATTTTCTTGCTCCAGGCACCGAAAAAGATTTCGTTGCTTACACCATTCCTAATCATGGATATATTCCAGAGCGTCATGTCGAAGGCGATTATGTCATGGTTCCAACCTATGATATCGGCTCCAGCATTGACTATCTACTAAAATATGCTCGTGATGCTCGTTGGGATGTTGTTGGTAGAGCCATGGAGGTTCTCGAAGGTTCATTCGTCAAAAAGATGAATGACGATGGTTGGCACACTTTGCTATCCGCTGGTGTTGATCGCAATATTGTTGTTTATGACAGCGATGCTGCTATTGGTCAGTTCACCAAGCGTTTAGTAAGCCTCATGAAGACCGTAATGCGTCGTAATGGTGGCGGTAACAGTGCCAGCAACAATAGAGGCATGTTAACTGACCTCTATGTTTCTCCAGAAGCGATGGAAGATCTTCGCAACTGGGGAATTGATCAGGTTGACGAAGTTACTCGTAGAGAAATTTACGTCGCTGATGATGGCAGTGGTGTTGTTAACAGAGTGTTCGGCGTAAACCTTCACGACCTAGATGAGCTAGGTGAAGGTCAAGAATATCAACTCTTCTATAGCGATGTTCTTGGTGGTACCCTCGACGCTGACGCCGAGCTGGTAGTTGGGCTTGATCTTCGCAGAAGAGACAGCTTTATCATGCCAGTCAGAGAAGGTGTTCAAATCTTCGAAGATGACACTCTTCACCGCCAGAAGAGAGCAGGCTTCTATGGATGGGCAGAACAGGGATTTGCTGTTCTTGATAACCGCAGAGTTATTCTTGGCTCACTATAGTATCTCTAGTTCTTATAGTGTTAATTGAAGAAATTGGGCTGGCGTAAAAACCAGCCCTTTTTTATTGCTCAGGTGTATCAATATATAAGAACATAAGAGGTGTTAAATGGCTGCTAGTCAATATGATTTTAAAATTGAGCAAGGGTCTTCTTTCAGAATGTCCTTGATATATAAAGATTCTAATGGGCAACCTATTGATCTCACCAATTATTGTGCTAGAATTACTTGGAAAACCAACACAAACAAAACCCAGACTTTTGCTACAGATAATGGAGACTTGTCTCTTTATAACTTTTACATAGAGACACCAGCTTCTGACGGTAAAATTACTCTGCTGTTTCCTGCGGCCACTACTAATAGTTTTGATTTTTCTTCTGCTAAGTATGATCTTGAGCTTCAAGATAAATCATCCGAATTATATACCGGTGGCGGTCATGAGACATTCAGAATTTTATATGGCAATATAGCAATATTAAAGAGATATAGTAAATCAACAGAACTTCTGGATTGTTAATATGGGATTCACAGTAGAAGTATTAGAGGAACTTACAAATATAGTTTCGATTGATACAAGTTTTTTCGAAGAACTAACAATAGACAGAGAGGAAGTAACGTCAGATTCTGCTGTATTAGAAATCATCAACAATAATTATAGCCAAGATATAGAATACACTAAAAACATTGTTGATATCAAAACAGAAAATATATCTACATACGCTAATTATGTTGATATAGAACTATTTCAAACATACAATCTGGAAATTAGCACACAAACAGTCATGATAGACAAAATACATTATAGCAAAGTGGAAGGATTGGCAGATTTTATAGATTCTCGTATTCCCAACGCATTTGATTGCGGAACACCATAAGTAGGAGTTTGAACTATGCCCCGTGATACATTAATACAGGTTAGAAGAGGAGACTTAAGCGAATGGCAGCTTGCTAATCCGACACTCGCTGACGGCGAGCTAGGTTTCCTTAAAGACACTTGTGAGCTAGTTATAGGCGATGGACTCACCGATTTTAGCGGTCTGTATGCTTCTAGTGGATGCATTATAGGCCAATCTGATGGTGGCGGTGGCGGAGGCACAGTTAATGATACATTTAAGTTTATCAATGTTAGCGGTCAAGATCTTATAGTCGCTAATGGTGAAGATACCTTAAATTTTCTTGCCGGTCATGGTATCGATATATCTTCGAGTTCGGGAACAAATGAAATAACTTTTGCTGTAAGTGGTTTGACTAGCAGTGATATATCAGATTTCAATTCTGCACTAACTGGTGTTATACTTACCGATCTTAAAGCTGGTAACAATATATCTTTTACATATGATGCTGTTGATGATGATCTGTATATTAATGCTATAGATGTTGTTACAATAGATGGTAATGGTGATGTTTATATTGATGGCGATCTAGATGTAGCTGGCAATCTTAACGTACAAGGCTCTAGTACCATATTCAACAGTACGACTGTTAATATTGGCGATAACATTATTACTTTAAATATTGTTGATGTTGTTCCTAGTGGTGGTATTCTGGTTGTAAGATCAGGTATTTTACCTACAGGATATGCTAGTCTTTTATGGCAGGAGAACAGAGATAGATGGGAATTAAGTAGTGCTGTTTATTCGCCAAATATTTATGCTGATACTATACACGGCTTTCTAGATGGTAGAGCTGCGTGTGCAAATAATATTTTTGTTACAGGTTTGGACATTGGTCATACTAATAACGGGTTGCTCTTAACTCCTGTTTCGGATAGCGGCTGTCAATCTGTTGTTGTAGAATCTTCTTTGTCTTATGATGCTAGTGGCCAAATATTATATGCGCCATATTTTAGTGGAGAATTTATTGGTTATACAAATAATAGCTATAGAGTAGATGTTCTTGAAACTAATGTTAATAATAATTATAATGTTGTATTAGTTGATCCTGTTGGCTCTGGTGCGTATTTGTTTTCTGACATTAGTGGTATTTATTATAATCCCAGCACCCATTTGCTTCATGTTCCTTTTATTTCTGGTGCTAATGTTGGGCCTGAAAACATAGGAATTAATTCTTATGTGATATCTAATTATCGTATTAGTAATTCAAAAATTGACGGAGGCACTCCATAAGGAAGATTAGATGCCCAGGAATAATGAAATACAGTTCCGTAGAGGAACAGGAACAGAATGGCAATCTATTGATCCTATTTTATCTAGCGGTGAACCTGCATTTAATGTAAGTGATTATACGCTTAAAATAGGAGACGGTAGCAAGCACTGGTCAGAACTGCCAACATTTGCTAGTAGTGGAGACATATATCTAGAATCTGTTTCTTTTAATAATATTACACGTAACCTTACCTTTTCTTGGAACCACTCACTTCCTTCTGTTTCTGTAACTATTCCAGGCGGATCAGGAGCTAGTAGTGGAAGCGCAAATTATCAGAACGTTTCGAGCAATATCAACGTTACATACGATGATTATATCATTTTTGTAGACACCTCTGCGTCAGCCGTAGATCTTCATTTGCCATTAGCTTCCGGATATGGAGGAAAGCAATTTATCGTAAAACAAAAGAAAGGCTCCAACCCTATTAATATTATACCTAGCGGATCAGAAACTATCGACGAACACGGCTCTTATCAGATATTTTATCAGAAAAATTCTATTGGCGTGGTGTCAGATAATAGTAATTGGTATATTATTTAGTGTATATAGTACTAAACACTACTACTACTACTACTACTGAAAGGCAAACAAATGGCTTATCGCACAATTGACGAGAATAGAATACCATCAGGAATTGTGTTTTTTGGACCTAGTGCAGCCGACCAAACCTTTGAATCTAATAGTTCATTGGTATTTGATAGTGGCACACAAACTTTGTATGTTGAAAATTTGAACGTTAATGGTACTTTGGCTGGAGCCGCTGGAGCCATTACTGTTTCAGGTGATTTAGGTATTAGTCAAGAAATTGCCCATGGCGACACACTGCTTATATTAGGCGGAACCAGCTTGACCAGTACAGGCTCTGCCACAGACACTATTACGATTAGCGTTGACGATGGTGGTATTGGTAACACACAATTGGCAGACGGATCTGTAACAGAGGGTAAAATTAGTAGAAGTGTTGGCTCTTATAATGCTACAGCTAATATTGTAGATGATATCGTTTTGGCTACGGCAGGAGCTGCTGGAATTACTCTTACACTACCAAGCGCAGCTAGTGGTCTTATGGTAGTTGTAAAAAAGGTTGATGATGCAGAAGGCAATGTCACAATAGCGCCAGCTGCTGGTAGTATTGATGGTGCTAGCACCAGAATTCTTTACTACCAATACGAAAGCATGAATTTTGTGAGCGATAGCACAGATTGGTATGTAATTTAACTTTAACTCAATAGGAAATTTTAGGAAAATTAGTGTCTTATTCTATTACGTTACAAACCAGTGACTCTGGAATAAATCCTGGGGACAAATTAGGTATTTTGAACTACGCTGCTTCTAACGAAGACAGTGGATCTGATGCTATAACCATAGCTGCTAGTGTACACGCTGAGGCAGAAAGTGAATTTACTGCTAATAGCAATAAGACCTCTTTGGTGTTTTCTACTTCCTCAAGCGGCCTGAATGATCTTACTTCACACATCAGGATTACCAGCTCAGGGCATACTCTGCCATTCACAGATATGCAGCAGGATTTGGGGGCTAGTGGCCTGAGATTTAGAAATGTATATGGTGATAAGGGTATTTTTAATATTGTCACATTTAATGTAGATGATGAATCTATTTTAACTAAGGGGCAAATTGGTTGGAATGATACTGAAGGTACGCTTAGTATTGGCCTAAATGGTGCGGGACATGATATAGTTATTGGAGAAAGTAGATTTTTTAGAGTAAGAAATACAACAGGCAGCCCATTATATAAAGGACAAGTAGTATATGCCACAGGAGTTCATCCTAATGGCTTGATAACCCCAGCTAAATTTGTTGCTAATGGAACAATTGATGAAATAAGATTTATCGGTATTGTATTTTATGATATATCTAATAATAACAACGGTTATGTTGTAGACTTTGGACATGTCAGAGATCTAGATTTAGATGGATCTGTATCTAATTATGCTGTTGGTGATGAAACTTGGTTGGCTGGAGATATTCTTTATGCCCACCCAACTGTTGCTGGCAAATTGACCAAAGTTGAGCCTAAAGATGCTATTAGTGTAGCTATCATTCTTGATCCGGGCAATGGAAACGGTAATGGCAAAATGTTTGTGCGTCCTACTAATTTTGGACACTTAAGCGATAATCATGACGTTGACACTAGTGGTTTGCTTAATAATCAATTTTTGGTTTATGACAGTGTTAGTGATTACTGGCAGCCAAGTTCTGGATTATATTATGTTGATGGGGATCTTGGTATAGGAACGGCTTCGCCATCGCAAAAACTACACGTATTTGATGATAGTGTTAATAACGCTCAAATCATTGTAGACGATGGTACTGTTCAAGTAAAGCTTCAAGCATATTCTGCTGTTAATACCGCAGGCTATGTTGGAACTATAACTGATCACGATTTTATATTAAGAACCAACAATCAAAACAGAATAGCTATAAAAAATAATTCAACTTATGGAGGCAGGGTTGTTGTAAATCCACTTAATTACAATCAAGACTTTCAAGTTAAGGGCGAGAACGACGATAATCTAATTTATGCCGATGCTGATAACGATAAGGTTGGTATAGGGACGGCTTCGCCATCCTCCAAGCTTCACGTTTCAGCAAATACAGAATATGGCCTCAATGTTGCACAAACTGGCGTTACTAATAACAATGTTGGCTTGTTTCAATTTACTGGTGGAAATGTTGGTAGTACGAGTGCTGGTAGCGCCCTATTAAGAATGTCTAGTAATAGTAGCTTCAGGCCATTAGCTTCTTTTAATGATACTACCGTGATTACCGCTGGTGGAAATGTTGGTATTGGAACTAGCTCTTCTGTTACCGATAAATTAGATGTATATACTACTGCCGTGAATGGTGGTATTACTGTTCGTGGCACAAATGCTCCAGCTTTAAATATTTGGGATATGTCGTTGGCTGGAGGAGGCTCAAAGATTACAGAAAATAGCAGCGCTTTATACAGTGGTGTTTTAGTAATTGATGCTGATACAAATGATGTTGGCGCTGGTTCTTACATAGATCTAAGAGTTGATGGCGATACTAAGATGGTTATTGATCATAACGGATATGTTGGGATTAATACCACCACCCCACTATCACGAAGATTTAATGTAACGGATGGTTCTTCAGAGGGCTACTTTGCTGGCGGTGTGTGGTATGCCGCACACACCGGAAATGGCGATTGCGGGTTCGCGCTTGTTCGGGCAGGGTCAGCGAAGTGGTCGCTCCAAAATGATTACTCGGAGGGCGACAACTTTCATATTAGAAGTGGCGGTTTTGGTGGTTCGTCACGATTCAAGATGACATCTTCTGAAACGGTGCTTAATGAGGACGGCAACAACGTTAATTTTAGAGTAGAGGGCAGCAGCGGTGATCCAAACCTTTTATTCACTAATGCTAGTACTGACAGGGTTGGTATAGGGACGGCTTCGCCAGCAACCAAATTGCATATTAAAAGCGATACAAATTCCTCCTACGGAAATCTATTTATTGAAGATACCACAAGCATGGCCGCAGGGGTTGGTGGATCTATTGTGTTTGGCGGGGCATATACAACAGCCGGAGACACAGCTAGATATGGAATAATATCAGCAATTAAAGAAAATAGCACCAGCTCAGACAGTAAATCTGCTATGGTGTTCTATACCAATGACCAAGTAGGTACTTTCGTAGAAGAAAGAATGAGGATTACTAGCGGTGGCAATGTTGGCATAGGGACGGCTTCGCCAGCCTTAACTGGAAACGATAAGGGTCTACATATCCATGCAACTAATTATCCAGAAATCAAATTAACTAACGATACTACGGGTAGTACCTCTGATGACGGTTCTATTATTCAGGTTGTAAATTCAGAATTTAGATTTACCAACAGGGAAGATGGAAACAATATTTCTTTTTACGCTTTCGATACTGGTGGAACGTCTCGACAGAAATTATTACTATCCGAACCAGTAATAACAGTAAACGGAGCTGGTGTCAATACTGACTTTCAAGTTAAGGGCGAGAACGACGACAATCTAATTTATACCGATGCTGATAACGATAAGGTCGGTATAGGTACGGCTTCGCCCTCAGAAAAATTAGATGTTGACGGAACTATACGAACCCGTACTGGTGGTATTGGACATGAAGATGATGGATGCTATGTGGCCTACCCCGGTGGTGGAACATTTGAAGTTACAAGCTCTCTGCAAACTGGCTATTTGAAAATTACACTGCCAGTTAGTTGGACAAACACAATGTTAGCATTTGATATAGATATTTATGAGTATGCTAGTCAAAAAATCAAAAAATTAAGAGTTGGAGGTTATAACTATACAGGAAATCCTACACCATCATGGATAAACATATCAGCAATGATGGACAGCGACAATGACTTTGCTAAATATAAAGTTCATTTTGGTCATGATGGAACCAAATGCGCTATTTATATTTCTGAAATAGGCACAAATAATGTAGATCAAGGAGCTTCTACAACATGGAATTATGCCAATGTTTCTATTAGTAATTTTTTTGGAGGTTATGCTAATTTTACAATGGCCAATTGGGCTGATGGCTGGGACGTTGGATTTACGACTACTTTAGGAACTATTAATAATACTCTTCAAGTTAGTAGACCATATCGCCAGCATGATACTGGATATGTATTTAATGAATATGGTGGAAATGTTGATTTTAGAGTAGAGGGCGATACTGACGAACATTTATTATTTACTGACGCTAGTACAGATAGGGTTGGTATAGGGACGGCTTCGCCAGCAACTAAGTTGCATATTAATTTAGAAGTATCAGATGATGCTAATTACTCATATGATACCAATTCTCTGAT